AGGACTATGCTTCTTTCCCATCTTTCCTACATGCTTGGCAGAACCAACCATACGAGCAAGGGAATCAGGGGCAGCAACCTGAGATGCTCCAAGAATGTCCGTCTCCGTGAGAATACCCTTGATGATGCGAGAAGAACCCTTGATGGTCTCGAAGAATCCACTATTTACCGCTACTACATAGATGCTTACGTTTGCCTGAGCAGCACCAGTAGTATTCACAATACGTCCAGTAAATTGGAAGGTGAAGTTGCCTACGAGTCCAGGTGCTTGTCCGCTTTGTAGGGGGAAATCACGTCCAGGACGGAGAACAAGCGGACCACCTACCGTCGCAAGTTTCTTACCAAGTCCTGACCAACAAGCACCACTCCAAGTTGCCCAATCTAAATCAACTCCATTACGCCAAGACATCTTGTATAGTTGTTGCTGAGTGTGAGAAGCAAGGAGACCTGAAAAGTTGTCAAAGTTGACAGAAATGTTAGAAAAGGGTAATACCCAATCACCATAGGTAGAACCAGTGTATGACTGAGGTTTTACATAAATCATTAGCAGGTCAGGAATGGAAGGAAGTGTGATGGTTTGAGATTGAACAATAGTTTCAACAGGAGCAAGGGCAGTTCCACTCGCAGCGGTAAAAGAAGGGGAAATATACCGAGGAAATTCCATCCAAGGAACTACTGACTTTGCTGGTAGGTCAACTTCAATTGGGGGAGTTAGAAATTGGACGTTTAGGAGAGGTTGTTCAAAGGGAGTTGCGAGAGTTGTGTTGTAGGTTACGGTAGGAGCAACAGCATAAGTTCCACCAAGAACATCCGTAGGGGCAAAACGAAAAGCACGAGCAGGAGAAGGTGTCATGTTTACCGTGAGTTGAATGTTTTGAACGCCAAAAAGACCAGTGGAAAGTTCATATTCATCTCCGAAAATAAAAGGAGGTAGCACAAGTTTTTCAGTAGTTAACCAAGAGCAATTGATTGAATAAGCGGTGTCGCCACCTGCTTGAGCAACAGGTAGACCTTCAAAACCAGCAACGGCAAGGGAATAATCGCTTCCAGCAGTGCGTGCTTCAAAGCGGAAATCTGGCCAAGAACCACATGCTACATCTTCAGTAGCACCAGCGGATTGACCATAACCACCACCAGCAGAAGCAAGAACAGATTGAGGGGTTAGCAAATAAGTATTTGTAGCACTTCTATACCCTACCGTCTCAGGCACTGAATAAAGTTTGTCAAGTTGAGTAGGGCAAGTGCGTTGCTTACGAGCAGCAGCCATGTCAGAAAGACGAAGAATTTGTGGGAGAACGTCAGCAGTGTTAATAGTTACGGTAGAATCGTTAATTGTAGCAGACATAGTATTAACACATTGGTGAGAAGGGAAAGGAGCAAGGGACATATTTACTCCAGGAATTAGAACAGGTCGGTCATTAGTGCTACCAGCAGAAAGTGTAAAAGAAATTACAGCATAAACACGTTGCGTCCAATCAACTGCTCGGTCTACGAAAACATTTTCAGAGGGAACTTGAATGTTATAGGTCTGAGAAGCAATTGAATTTGCGATTGCTGAATATTTACCATTCGTTAGGGACAAAGCACCCTTTTCAACCGCATAAGAAGGACGCTGTTGGACAATGCGAGGGTCAACAACTGCTACTTTGGAAACTTCACTTGTCGACATTTTATTTAATGGAGAGGTTTTTTTTCAACTAAACAATACACGCAAGGATTTTTATTCAACGTCTCGGCGTTTGAAAAGAAGGCGAACACTTACAGAACCTTGGTTGGGAAGAGTCATAGGAATTAATTGATTCGTTAGACGATGACGCCAATAAACTCTTAAATCAACATTAGTAAGTCCATCTCGGTCATGTCCTAATGAGGTGAAAGAAGGGGTATTTGGAAAGTAGTGAATTAATCCCCTAAATGACTCCGTGTCAATTTCATCTGCGGAGGTCTCGATTAAAACTTTTTGGAATGCGTTAGTTGTAGCAGAAGTTGTCCCTATACTTGCTGAACCATAAGGGATTGTGCTAACAGCATATTCATTTCTTACTGGAATATGGGTTGTTGTAATAACAATAGAACTAACAGGAGACCACATAGTTCCAATAGAAGACATAGTTTCCTTAATCTTAAAATACTCTGGAAGATTATTTGTTGTTAATAATGCTGGAGAAACTCCTACACCTGAAGGAAAAGTATAAGTAGCACCACTCCATAATGAACCAAAAACATAAGGTTGAAGAGAAGAAGGGTAAGAAGAATCATTTGGTTCAGGGACTGGTAGAATTTGAACTTCAGGGTAATAAATCGTAGCAGTTTGTCTCGCAGCGTAAGTAGTAGCAATTGACTCCGTTCCAAGAGGACTTGCTAATTTAATTCCACCAGCAACCAATTGACTATTACTACCAAAATATTTAGAAGGTAAATTAGCAATTAACTGGGCGAGATTCGTATTCATACCATAAATAGCATATTCACTTGTATTATATTCGGCACCTGCGCCTGTTTTTGGGTCTTGAAATGGACTAAACGCTGACATAGAACGATTAAATGTAGGAACAACTTGTTCTATGGTATTCAAAGATGTCAAATTTCCACCAACAGGAATATTCATGTCACCCCAAAGGGAAAAGGTGTCTGCTAAGAAAACAAATCTCTTTTCATCGCCCAAATACATAAACATAGGCGGTTTAGTTCCCATTAATAGTCCAGGAGCAGCACCAGTTAATAGAGCAGCGTTTTTACAATCTAACCACGCCATTCCAACAGCATTATTAAGCATTTGTAAAAACCAATCAATATTGTAGCAATAATAATAAGTTGAAGGTAGAGAAGGTGAACCACTTGAAGGAACTGGTGTCCAAGATTCTTTATTTTCAGTTTCCCATTGTAGAAAGCGAGTAGATTGGAAATAATAGTCAACATTTAGAGAATCTGTTATTTTAATCGTGAATGTAAAACTATAAATTGTGTTATTAACATTTACAACTGGGGTTTGAATCTCAGGAATAAAAACAGGTAAATTTTTTCCACCTCCATCAATTTTAAAGTTTTCAACTGACACTACATATTCGCTCGAATCAGTCATTAAGGAAGACGCACGTGTGTCACTATATTCAATCGCAGGGTCATCAGCAAGTTGTGTTGTTGCTGTTGAGTTGTTGATGATTGATGCGTTGTAATACAAGTAATCAGGGTCAGCAAGAGAATTACCTCTACGAATAACAGAAGAACCAATATTCAGCATTTATTATTAAGTGAGTTAATTTTCTAATGTTTACTTTCGCATCATATTAAAGGTAAAAGCACTTACGAAATCATCTGGACTCATTCCTGAATCTATAACCATTTGCGTATATTGAGGTAAGGACAAATGTTTAAAATATAATCTTGTGGCACAATGTCTTCCACACGTATTTATGTCTTGCTTGTCTTCTTGAAATGGTGCTTTGCTATATACTACCTTATACCCTGAACTACCTAACATTTTAGTTAAATGGTCTGTGTCTTGTCCGAATTGTTCTAATTTGTCTTCGGTCAACCATTCCTTTTCTTCATCAGGTTTATAATTTCCATAAGGGTCAAAGTATTCAATTTTATTACCCCTTTTAAGCAGACAAACCCAATGCCCTGTGCTTTCATCTTCCGTTAAATAAAGAAGCATTAATCTGCCTTTCTCATCTAATACATCGTCAATATTGTCGTGTTCTAATAGTTGTGGGTAAGACATAACTTTTAGAGTTGGAATAATTTGTTTGATGTCATCTTCGCTTAAAGAATAACTTTTAATTTCATCTGCCGAACCACCTTTAAGAATAGCATTTCTTTGCTGGACTGCCCTTTCTAATCGCACAGGTTTGCGACTTAATGGAACTCCGTTAAGGTATGCCCTAACACCATTCTTAAAAGTTTTTAATTGTAGCATTTATGTATTACGTGGATTTTAAGCAGGAAGTTTAGGACTTGGAGGTAAAGTAATTTTTAGTTCTTCCTTTTTTTCAGGTTCAGGTGGCGTAGTATTTTCTACATCTAACGAAGCAACAACTTCTTTCCCACAACAATTACTCCTTATGCGTTTGTGATTAATATAAGCAAGAATACTTCCGCCAATGGAAATAACTATTGAACCAATAGCAAGTGCCGATGAAGTTGTAGAATCCATTTATTCTTATTCACCATTTAATTCTTTATGCTTTTTAGTCGAGCAATGTTGATTCCAGTGTTGTCTTAATAGAGTTTTATATTCGCATTTTTCACATACAAATTCAGTATTTCCTTCTGCCTTGTTTTTGTGCTTTGTAGTTCCCAAATGGTTGTCATATTCAAGTTGAGTTCTTGATTGGACGTCGCATATTTTACAAAACCACATTTTTAGTTTTTGCTTTCTTTTATGTTCTACATCATAATTAATATGGTAATCCCAATTGCTATAACTGGTTGTCTTATACTTACATTCTTCGCAATAATGTTCTACTGCTGGTTTATTTTCCATCTTTTTAAGTTGTTCCTTAATTTCCTTAACATCTGCTTTAATTTCCCCAACATCATTTTTAACGCTTTTCAAATCTTGCTTTACTTCAACAACATTTTCTTGAAGAGTAATTAATTCTTGTTCCTTTCTTTTCTTCTCTTCTGCTTTTTGGTTTTCTTCATCGCAAAAAATACAATTTGATGGAATAATTTTCCAATTTCTTTTCATATAAAAATCTTGTTCGTCAGTATTCTTTTTTGCCTTGTCTCTTTCTAAAACTTCGTCCCATCTTGATTTTGAAAAATGATTCTTTTTATGGTCGACTAATTCCGCATTTTCATCTTCCCATTTTTTAGTTGCTTCTTCAATTTCACTAACTCTTTTCCAATAATGTGATTCTTCCATTCTTTTAGTGTCTTCTTCGGTTGTTCGCATAAAAGAAGACCAAGGTTCATATTCATTAACCATTTCCCAATATTCTTCCTCTTTTTCAGGATTTTCGTCCCATTTGAAAGCACGATTGAAAAGCAATAAATCAGCATAAAAACCAATACATTTTCCATAATTTTCAAGTTCACTATGCCCAACTACTTCATAGAAATCAAATAGGCGTCTTTTAATTTTCTTCTTGTCAGTAAATTTCGCATAAATATTTTCATCGCTGAAATAGTAATCTTGATTTTGACTTAACGCAGATTTGTAAGCATCCTTATGGTCTTCAAAGAACTTATACAATCTTGTAATATGTTCCCAAAGTCCGTCTTCGGTGTGTGATGTAATCATTACCTCCATCGTCATCGCATTCTTAAGAAAAGCAGGAAGAGTTGCTCTCGGCATTCTTTATTGTTATACATATATAAGATTTTCAGCGTGTAAACGGAAAACAAGAAAAACATTATTTTAACTATTGACCTCGAACATTAAAAATAGTGGAATAGTGAATAGTGGTTTTTTGTAAAAGGGCATTTTACAAAAGGACATAGCAGTATTACCATGTTCTTTTATAAAGGAACGGAACATCTAAAAAATCATATACTTGTAGAAATTAGAAATACAAAAAAACATTATACCATTAACTAACTATTTTAGAGACCATCTGCATACCATTATTTAGGAGGTGGTTTTCCCAAATGTTCTTTCTTTCTATTAGGATTTTCTCCTTCTACAAAATCCATAATTAGATGTCCCAAATCATCATTTAATCTTTCAGACATAACTTCTAACGCATATTGTTTTTCTGCCCACTTAATACTTCTTTTACGACATTCAATATTATTTCGTGTATGGTCTATTAGAGTTTGAATATTTTTATATACTAATTTTGCCTTCTGCCATAGGTCGTGTTGAGTTCTTGCTCTTTCCATTTTTAGAAAATCTCCTTGTAGTTCTTTATAGTTTTCAATCTTTCTTTCAAAATGTTTAATGTCTTCTTTAATAGAATTGATGTGGTCTTGGTATGTCATTGCCTTTTGAGTTTCCATCTTGTTGTTATACTTATATATAGTCGCCTCCGTGTAAATGGGTTTTATATAAAGTCGTATTTATTACAAAAAAAATTACATATAGGTTACATCACCGCTTCTTGATGTATAAGGGGAAACTTCACTTCCACTTACTTTATTTCCTGAAAAATAACTTATAGCAACTTCATCGTCATTAACATCATACCAATAAGTAGGAGTCCAAATTTCGGTTGTCCCATCATTATGGTGACCATCTTGGCGTGAAGTAAACTTAAAAATCTTGGGATTCTTGTAGGGCATATACTTACAACGGCGGTAAGCAATTTTTTCACAAAATCCATCGCCAATCACCTTATAGTAATAATGAACGGAATTTGTGTTATTCTTGTTATTGTCACCACGAACGCGAAATACCATTCCAATCTTGCTCTCCATCTCTTCTTCTTATACTTATATATATCCACC